GTTTTAAAAAAAGGGTTAGAACTGTCTTTTGTCGCATTTCCCATTTCTGTTTGAGCTTTTATAAAAGCTAACGCAATCTTTGTTTGTAATGTCATATTTTCCTTTTTTAAATTATTATTCCTGACTACCGGTATACCAATAGTCGTATTCTTGCCAATTAAATTCAGTCATTAGTAATTAATTTTAAGGTTCCTGATTTTCCCCATAACAAATAGTCTGACAATGTCTTTAGCTTGCTCTTGGCTTATTTTGTCAAAATATTTTAGAAGATCTTTTACGACTTCATTGTGAATTTTAGCTTGATGATTTTTCATATCAAAAGAACTAACCGCAACTTTTGGTAATTCTTTCGCTAAGGTTGGCTCTAAAGTTTCAATTTCGGTTATGTTTAATGTCATATTTTCCTTTTTTAAATTATTATTCTTTCGCTTTTTCAATTACATAATCAGGCTTATTTAGTTCTGACCAAGTGATTTTCTTAAATTTCTGACCTGCAACTCTGATCTCGTCATTTTCAAGATCGTAATCTGAGAAAACATCTCTGTGTTGAGTAAAGGCAATTTCACCAGCGGTTTCAATTGCATCATCTAGGCAATTACCCTGTACAGTAATTACTCCAATTTCTTTAACTGTCCTGACAATTTGGATTTTAAATTCTTTCATTAGTAGTCTCTCCCGTTTGCGATTTTAAATGCTTCGTCTGCGCTCATTTTCATTTCTTCTTCTGAGTCAATTCCGGAATCTTCTAATTTTTCTTCTCTTCTATCAATAAGATCCTGGGCAATATCCTCTTCAAAGATTTGTAGGTTTTCCTCATCAAGCTCTTCGCCATTAATTACTTTTACAATTTTCTTTGGCTCTTCGATTTCTTGCTCAATATGATATTCGATGAAATCTTGTTTTGCTTTTCTGATTGATTCCAAAGAGGAAAAAACCATCCCGCAACTTAACTTTATTTTGAACATAGTTTTATTAATTTTTTGTTAGTTTGTTTTGGTGGTGCAACTATTAAAACTCTACATACTTCAAGAGGCAAGAAATTTATTTCACTTTTGCCAACATTTCTCTATTGACAAAATCCTCGCCTACTCTCCGTAGCGTTTCCGCGTCTAACTTCATCCCCGCAACATAAAGAAAAATCTCAATATTCCTAATTTGACTAAACTTAATAAAGCCATTTCTTTTTAGTAACTTTTTGCTTGCGTAATTAGTTTCTTTTACATGCGCCGTGATGTTCTTAATTCCTTCGCGTTCCAGTTGCTGTAAATACACTGGAAGGTAAACCGTCATAATTCCTTTTCTTCGCTGGTTTTCATCTAAAAAATATTCTATCTCTACAGCCTTAAATCCCTCCGTGCGGATAGTTTGTAAATACCCGCACCGCTCACCAAAAGCATAGATTGGGTGGTGGTTGGTTATCTTTCTTTCCATTTCTATTGCTTAAATTCTTCAAAATGATTCTTAAGAGATACGCTTGAAACAATTTTCCCATCATTGTTGCCATGCTCTACAAGCCACCAAGCGTGCTTCTTTACTGTAGCGTGAAGCGAAACCAGTACAAACTTTTGGCTTTCTTTTTCTACAAATACCTTCTTCTTCATTCCATTTCCTTTTTTTTAGTTTCTTCCGCACACAACGCGCAATGCCATCTACCGTCCAGCACGGCAAACCCGTCAAATTCTTCATCAACGTGTTGCTCGCAGCCGCAGCACCAGAAATGACTCATCGTTTAAGCTCCTCGATTATTTGCTCCGCTACAACTTCCTTGGCATGACGCGCGTTTTCCCAATTTAAAATTTCTTTTTTACCGCCGCATCCTAAATAAATCTTTTCAAGATTAGCGCAACCTTCGTTAGTTGTTGCTGCTTTTTTGATCTTCTTGCTGATCGTCTCCTTGTCATCGTTTAAATTAATTCGCGAATTGTCGTTTGGGTCAGACTTGCTCATTTTCTTTGTTGGGTCTACAAGCGACATAATTCTGCCGCAAGTTTTAGAAATAAGAGGCTCTGGCACTTTAAATCCGTGTTTTCTAGCCAATTGCCTTGCAAGCTCTAAATGTTGTTTTTGGTCTTCGCCAACTGGCACTAAATCAGCTTTAAGCGCAAGAATATCGGCAGCCATTAAGACTGGATAAGAAAAAAGACCAAGGTTTTCATTTCCTTTATTAGATTTTTCTTTAAATTGAGTCATGCGGTTGAGCTGGCCAATAGAAGTTTTGCAAGATAATTCCCAAAACAATGCCATTATGCTGGGTTGAGATGATTGAATAAATATTTGGTCTATCCCAACTCCGTGTAAAGTAGCTTTTGTAACCATAATATCACTTTGCAGACTAGAACTCCCATATTCGTTTGTTGTCATTGCGTGCAAATCCATAATCCCAAATTTGCACTCATACTCAGGATTTTTCTGCAATTCTTTCCATTGCTTAATTACGCCCAGATAGTTTCCTAGATGCAAATTACCCGTAGGCTGAATTCCGCTGACTATTATTTTTTTCATTTCCTCTCCATCCCACTCAAAATTGACTCGTAAATCTTTTCGCAATCATCATCTAAATCATAGCCCTGTTCGCCAGCCGCCTCGTAAAGCCTGCCAATTTCTTTGCTAAGCTCTTTCTGTAGCTCTCCTTCTGGATCGGTGTGGATTTGGTAAATATCTATTTCTCCGTCCAGCATTTTGTTGATTAAGTCCTTCATTTCATTTTTTGTTAAAGGGTACAAGGCTTCATCCGCTATCTCAAAAATAGCGCCGATGTGTTTAAAATACGCTTCTGAATCCTCATCGGATTCCAACATTACGACAGGATTTTCGAGAAGAATACTAGCTTTTGACCAGATTTGTTCTAAGGCTAATTTGTGTTTGTTGGTTGAGTCTTTCATTTGCTCTCCATTTTGCCTTTAGTCTCCGCCTCAAACTCATCAAATTTGAAAGTCGAATTTTCTTTAATGATTCGCTCCATTTTCTCAAATTTACCCGCCAAGATTAAGGCCCTGTACTGTTGTTCGTCGTCAAAGTAGCGAAGGAAAGCGCTCTGATTGTAAGAATAGAATTTTGCTTTGCTCGCGTTTTTTATAATTTCTGCAAGCGGGTCTTTAATGTGTGTCATTGTGTCTCCTTAGTTGTTATTGTTAAAATTAGTGTTTTCGGTGAATCTTGCAAACTCACCATCAAAATGAAGTCTTGCCTCTCCACACTGGCCATCTCGATTTTTTGAAACTATGGCAAAAGTCAGTCCGTGCAATCTGTCCATTTGCGCCTGCCATTCAGGTAATCGCGATAAATCTTGCGGCTTTTGCAATTCAAGATAATATTCTGGACGGAAGGCAAAAATTACCATATTGGCATCCTGTTCAATTGATCCTGAATCTCTTAAGTCTGAAAGCTGAGGCCGCTTATCTTCTCTTGATTCAACTGCTCGATTTAACTGTGAAAGGCCAAGAATCACTACGTTAAACTCCATTGCCATTGCTTTTAATCCGTTGCTGATGTCGGTAATTTTTTCAACCATTCCGCCCCTTGTTTGATGTTTTATTAGCTGAATGTAATCAATCATCACAAGCCTCACGCCTTTTTTGACGTGTTTTTTGATTTCATATCTTATTTTTGCCAAAGTTATTGAGCCTTCATCATTTAAGAAAATTGGCAACTCATCAGCTCTTTGAACGGCATTTTGAAAAAACTCGACTTCAGTTTGTGAGCTGAGTGAATTATGTTTTAGCTTTGTTACATTCAGCGATCCAAGGTTTGCAATAATTCTGCGGGCTACTTGTTCTTGGCTCATTTCTAGCGAAATAATCAAAACACCAATGTTTTCTTTCGCTAATCTTAACGCTATGCTTACTCCTAACGCTGATTTTCCCATTCCAGGACGGCCAGCAAGAATAATTAAATCGCCCTCTTCAAAACCTCCTGTAATTTGATCAAGGCTAGAGTAACCAGAATAAATTATTTTTGATGATTTGGCTTTAAAGCTATTTCTTACTGCCTGACTCAAAGTTAAAGTTTTTTTTGTCGCCGCTGTTAAATTTAATTCCTCAAGAGCTTCAGACACAAAGTCTTTGATTTCTTGGCTGTTTTTAGTCTTGTCTGATGATATTTCCTTTAGCTTAAGGGCAATCTCTTCTAGTTTTCTTTTATTGCGTAAATCTCGCAAGATTTTAAGCGTCTCCGATGGAAGTAAAGCCGCACTTACTGAGAGCAAAAGAGTGTTAAGATAATCTTTGCCTTCCTCAAGAGTGGAAAAGAAATCTTTTAAATTTATTAAATTGGCAGGCAGTCCAGCGCGAAGATTGCCAGCAATGTGTACAAAGATTTTTTGGTGAGTAATAAAAGCAAAATCAAGTTCCTCAATTGATAAATGCGCGATCAAGTCGTTGTGATTAATAATTGCGCCAAGCAATGCTTGCTCTGCTTCTTGATTGTAAATCATTAATATTTACTCCATTGTGACGGGTTAAAGGCGTTGGTTGGTTCTTGTTTTTTATCATAACTGCTTCCTTCCCAAGTTCTTACTGCAGCTTTCCAGTCTTTCATTGAGTTCTTCCCTACTTTCCAACCGTTGCTTTGGTAATGAGCAATCCACTTTTCGGGATTGACTGAGTTTTTTCTTTCTTGGCAGTAGTTAGAAACTTCTTGGAGAGAGGGACAAATAAAACCTTTAGGTTTAATAGGTTTAGTTTGATTTAGTTTAGTTTGATTTAATATGCTTTCATTTGGGTTAGGAGTTGGGTTTACCACTTCGAAACCCATGGGTTTATCATCTTTCTTATTTCCCCTTCCTCCTTTCTTTCCGTTATTCCGGTTTGCCTCCAGTCTTTTCAATACTCTAGCGCCTACTGAATTTAGTGAATCAGAAACCCAAATTAAACCCATGGGTTCTTTTTCGGTTTGCTTGAAGTATTTTTGAAGAATAAAATCAACGGCCTCTTGCTCATCTTGCTGCATAGCAAAAACCATGCGATAAATTTGCTGTTTTGTGTAAGATAATTCGAGATTGTCTTGGAAATAAAGGCAGGCTAAATCAACAAATGCTCCCCTTTGTAACATCGTCATCTTTCTAGCCTCTGAGACATAATCCGAAAGGTAGAGGGGGAAGTAAATAAATTTTGTTTCTTGCATAGAATCCGCACTTGTAGTTCTTGGCGCTAGGGGAGTGCGGTCCCCTAGCATATGATAAGAAATTCAGATAACTTTTCCGCACTAGTTATCGTTTAACACTCTCAACCCCTATTTCTAAGAAGCAAGAGATTTAAAAAAGTTTAATTGACTGGAAAGGAAGCCATTAACTCCAACTAGAACTTGGTTTAGATCTGACGTGAGTTTGAGCAATTTTAACGCGTCTTCGCCGTGCCTGTCTTCAGTCCCGTTAAGATGAATATCAAAATAAATTTGTGAATGAAATTTGTTTCCGAATTTGTCTTTAATCCGCTGTAACATATCAGACGCGACTAATTCGTGAGCAATGAAATCACCAACAACTTCATCAAAAGATGCGCGTTTAAATATGTAGTCTTTTCTTTGCAAATATTGCTTTGCGCCTTCAGTAATCCTAAAAGAATCAACGCTTCCGATCGCGTCTTGGAGCAGTTCTAAATGAGACTTTGGAAAATCCAGGCCCATTTCTTCTTCAAGATTCTGGATCAAGAATTTTTGGGCATTTCTGTTTTGAGTTTTTCTTAACACGTTCAACACTGTGAGAGAAGTCTTTTTAGTTCTTTCAAGAAAGTTAGCTTTAAAAACTCTAAAATCATTAATTGATTCAAAAATTTCTGATAACTCGGATTTGTAACCGGCTATTGATTCTTCTATTTGTTTTTTTGTTTGGTTTTTGTTCATCATGTCCCCTTGCAGATTTGGCGGCCTGGAACAGGGGACTATTCCAGACCATAAAAGAATTTTCTAAATTAAAAGACTCGTCCCCTAGCTTTTAACTTTTCTACACCCTCGACCCATATTTCTAAGAGTCAAGAGAAAATGCCGTCTATTCCGAGCTGTCAGCTACATCGAAGGGAATTCTTTATCCTCACTGCTTCTTACAGAGGCTACGATAAAGGTTTCTTCTTTGATTTACGCGGGTGTAAGTTGCGCCTTCTTCTTTAGTCAGACTGACTATACCCCGAAGCCTTGCTCTGATAATTACTTAAGAATTTAAGCCCTCAAGAGGCGTTTAGAGTATTGGACTTGCGGGGTTTATTTTTGCCCAGTTTTTTCGCTGTTAGGGTCATCAGAATCTAGCCTTTCCTAGAAGTCAAAAGCAATTTTTTATTCGAGTTGTCCCTTTCGTCTATTCTCGATCGTATGTCCCCCGCTGGTGCGATCCTTTCGAAGTCGTTCGGGGGCACTGTTCTAATTTTGGTGGCGGGCAATTGCATCTAGCAATCTTTCCTACAGGTCATGAGTCTGTCGCGCTTTAGATTACACCATTCCCGCCGTTTGCAGAGGACGCCTTTTGGACGAACTCAGGATTTCTTTCTACGCTAGGTAGATGGGTGATATTACTCCCCGCCTTTGCGTGCGGGGCTTGTCCTTTCGGAATTTAAGAAAGCCTAATTTTTCAGCTTTCCCGCGCTCTATCCCCCGCTACGCAGTGAATAGAACCTAACGCATTTCTGCGCTTCTCTATACACGTTTTTTAGACATGTGTAGAAATACGAAGAAATCCATAAGTGTGGAGGCCAAGGCTGGAATCAAACCAGCTCATTTCGGTTTTGCAAACCGCTGCATTCTCACTTTGCTACTTAGCCAATCAAAATAATTCCCCGAATAACCGGACGTGTCAATTGAATAAAGAGTTAAAAAAGCCGCCCTTATGCAAGCAGTGAAGGAGCGGCTGCACTTGAATATTTCAAACGTCTGTTATTTAGTAACGGGGAAAGGAAGGATTTGAACCTTCGAATAGAGCGTTGCCGCTCATTGTTACCATCCACGACTAAAAGTTGTTTAGGAGCTTTTTAAGGCTCTCCACATCACTTTCCCCGCTACAGTCGGAGGTTGAAATCTAACCCGCTGGATACGCAGTCCTGATTTTCTCCTCTACTTTGCCACTCTGCGGATTTTACCCGATAAGCGAGTTTGGCCGTCCTTAGACTATTCGACTCAGCGAGGATGTCTTTCTTCCTAAAACATTCTCACAAAAGCGAATCGGGGAGCTTCAACTCTCCCCGACCCAAAAAACCAATATTTACTAGCTGTTCAAATGCAAAGTTAATATTGGCTGGTAACACTACAAAAATTGATTTTAGTATTCAACAAAAATTTTGCATCCAGCAAAATCAAGGCTTGGTCTATAATACATTCTATACTACATCCAATTCTTTTGCCGGACTAAAATTCCTTTTGATTCTCGCCAAAATTCTAACTTTCTTGTCAAAAACGCCGGCGGCTTCTGCTTGCTTTATCTTATAAAGACAAACCTCGATTCCTGTCTCACGCCCTGGGAAATTTGGGTTTTCTAAGTATTTCTTTAAATTCCTTTTGATTCTCTCCAAAATTCTAAATTCTTTTAATTCTGCAAGAATAGGCCGCACGTCTTTCTTGTCAAAAACGCCGGTGGCTTCTGCTTCTTTTATTTTATAAAGACAGACTTCAATTCCCGTTTCGCGCCCTGGGAAATATGGGTTTTCTAAGTATTTCTTTAACAACTTAATGTTGAGATCGATGTATTTTTGCTGATTCATAAAATATTTAAAATTTAGGAGCGTAATAAAATTTGTTTTGTAAAGTTTCTGCAATTGTGTCGAATTTTTCTGATTCAAGAAAATTCTGGCAATCGTGAATTTGCACACGACTACACGCGAGAAGGTAGCCGGCGATGAATGAGATCGCGGCGGCAAATATTAAAGCGTAAATTGTTGTTTTTGTCATGTTGATCCTAAAGTTTTTTATCGATTAGCTTTTCGAGTTTGTAAATTTCACGACTGAGAGCGCGTCTAGTCTCAATTTTTGCTTTTCTTGCTTGTAGTAATTCTTTTAAAGTTAGTTTTTTCATTTTGTTTAGTTTTTAAGATTAAGAGATTTTGAATTTACGACCAGAGCGGCCCTTTCTTCCGACCAACGAGATTCCAAAGCGTTTTAAGACGTTGTAGAGCGTTCGTTGGCTGGATTCGTAGCTTAGTCGCCACTTCGAGCATTGTGTGAGTCTCTAAATCAAGCATTATTTGTTCTTTTGTTGTTTTCATGTTTTAAGATGTAAAAATTAAGTAAAGTAACCAAGTCATCGAAAGCATTACGACCATGATTACTGAAACTGTGATTGCTGTTAAAAGCGGTGATTCTTCTAGTAATTCGTCAAAGTTTTTCATTCTATTTTTGTTTTGAGATTAAGGAATTGCGTTCGTTTGTGTAGTTGTTTGGTTTTTTAGTTGCGTAGAAGTCCAAAAGAGCGACAAGTAAAAAAAGCGGAATCATTAGCCAGAGAATTATGTTTTTTGCGTCGTTTTTCATGTTAGTTTTGGTTATTGATTAAAATTTTTTCGAGTTCTGGCTTTATGTAATTTTTAACAGAATAAATGGCGTTGCCGTTCCAGAGTCTTTGCCAGCAGGAATTTGTTGGCGACCATTTGAAGCCGTGTTTTTTCATCAAGTCGATCACTTTGCGCGCTGGCTTGCCATCAAAAAAGAATTGTAAGCGCATTTCTTCAGCGTTTTGAACAACTTTCACGCCGGCAATTGTGAATTCTTTGGTTTCTTGCTGCGCCTGGCTTTCTAGTTGTTTTATTCTTAATTCAGCGGCTTTGATTGCTGAGTTGTTATTAGTTAAAGTGTAACTTGAAAAGCCGAAACGTCCGCAAAAATCAGGCTTCAAAAGCTCTTCAGCTTTTTCTTTAGTTCCTAAAATTTCCGCCAATCTTTCGATTTTATTATTTTTTTTGTCTTTTATTATCTTGTTGCAGGCCTTCATCTGCTCTTGAGCTTTTTGAAGCTTTGCCAGTTTTTCTTTCAACTTGTTAATTGCGTTTTCATCATCTGAACGGATAGCGTCGGAAGCGTATTTTTCCGGGTTGTTTTGTTTGTCGATTGCTTTTCTTATTCTTTCGATGTAGGCAAGCAATTCATCACCTACTTTTCTCTCTCTTTCGTTCGCTCTTCTATTTTTTTCAACATTAAATTTCGCCGGGCCCGTTATCATCGAAGAAGCGCAACGGCTTTTTGCTGACAATGACAAAAGAAACAAGCGTTCAAATTTAGCTTTCCCCGCTTCATCAACTCCAATTGCGTCAAATTCTGCGTTTATTTGATCAAAAAATTGGCATTCGCTTTCTGCGCGTTTGTCGGGTGAGAAACTTGTCCAAATTAGTCATGATTTTGTTTTTTAAATTGTCGAAGTCGGAAGTGATTTCGATGAGCACAATCTAAAGCCCGTAAATTAATCATGCAAGTATTATTTCACTTATTTATTCATTTATTACTTAATTAACGCATCCAGAATTGGCACGGGTTCAGGCTATACACTAAAGCGCGAGGCTTACAGAGAGCGGCAGTCTGAGAGGTGAGAGGTTGGGGAGACTAGAGAGAGAAGGGCGCGCAGTTGTCAACGAGAAAGATTTAAAAAGATATTTACTTTTTAGATGCGTAAAGTTTTAATACTTTCGCGGAAAGAAATTTCTAAAAAAAAATTTGATTTAGATGAAAGAAAAAAAACTCACGAGAAAAGAAAAAAGCGTTTTAAATAAAGCAACTTATGCAGCAGTAAAGAAAGAGAAGTTTTCGGTTGAAATACGAGTGACACAAGAATTGAAAACTAAAGAAGAAAAGAAACGGGTGTTTTGTGAGTTGATTGCGAGTTGTGTTCCGATTTATAAAGCTGTGAAAGAGGTTGGGATTGTTGAGGCGACTGTTTATAATTGGCTTGATTCAGACAAAGAATTTCTAAAGAATTACACACGCGCACGCGAACAACAAGCGGAGAAACTAGTCGAGCAAATGATTGACATCTCAGACAATTCTGAAAATGACTTAATCAGTGACGAAAACGGGCAAAGAGTTAATCAAGAAGTGATCGCTCGTTCAAGATTAAGAGTGGAGACTAGAAAGTGGATTGCTTCGAAGATGAAGCCGAGAGTGTACGGAGACGCAAGCATTGAAAAAGAATCAAACAACACACAAATCAACTTCTACACTAGCGCAAGCAATCAGATCAATGAGAGCGTGCAGAAACTTATTGGCTCTAGTGTGAAGACGGGTGAGCAACAAGAAATCAAGAGAGGAATCGAGGCACTTATTTAGTAGATCGCTTCGCTTAGAAACTAACGCATACAGCAGTAGTTTGATAAGCTTATCGCTACCACCCCTTGCCCCTCCAAAAAGGGCCCCCGTTGTCAAGTAAAATCTTCATCTTTTTTATTGTCAAGAATTATTTTCACTTGATTGCTAAAATTTAGAAAGATAGTGTTGAAGTACAAAAACAAATTGAGGAAATATGATTAACAACAAACGAGTAAAAGTTACGAGCTACGTGATGAATTTTGAAAACTTGCCGGCTTCTTTTGAAATTGTCAGATTTACAGACAATAAAAAATTTGCAGTGATTGAAGAGCGAGAAGATTTTAAAAAATTGGCATCTGTTGAAATGTTGCAAGAAATGCTTTTTAGTAAAGAATTAGTTAAAAATTAACTGAATGAAAACAAAATTTAAAAAAGAATTTGAGAAATTTAGGTTGTTTGATAAATCTTTTTTTGCTAATCTTTGCGAAGATTTAAACTAATGATGATATGACAACTAAAATCCAAGAACAAGACAACAAATTTTTCTCGATTACTCACAACAAAGAGCTTGATTGCTTTGACATGTTGTTAAAACAACCCAAGTTTGATACTTCTTCAGAGTTGTTGGGCATCCTTTCTTTCGTGCATCAAATGGGTGTAAATTGTCCGGATAAATTGAGGATCGGGGCGGAGATTGAAGAGGCGTCAAATATTATTGTAAATAAACCTAAAATTATTGTTTAACCATTCCCGATTAGCTCAGCGGTACGAGCAAGAAACTGTTAATTTCTGGGTCGGTGGTTCGAATCCATCATCGGGAGCCACGCTGGATTAGCTCAATTGGTAGAGCACTCGCCTTGTAAGCGAGAGGTTGTCAGTTCAATTCCGACATCCAGCACCAATTTTATTTAAAATAAATATGTCACAAATACTTTACACACTGCAAGCACTTTACCAATTTTACAAATCTTCTCACTGGTTAGCCAAAGGTGAATTATTTTATCAATATCATTTACTTTTCGAAAGACTTTACGAGGGTTTTGACGAAGAGATGGACCAATTAGTTGAGCTTTCTTTAATCACTGGCGAAAGCAAAGAGAAGTTCAAGCCTCAAGTTATTATGCAAGAAGCAGCTAAGTTAATGCCGCAATTTAGCGATTCAGTCAATAATCTGCAATCTGCTTTTAATCTTGAAGAACAATTACTTTCTACAATTGAGTCAATTGATGCGAAGAATACACCAACAGGCCTTTATAATCACTTGGCTGCAATTGCACAGGCTCACACTTCTAGAGTTTACTTGCTTCAAAGTTCATTAAAATAAATGAATATAACCCCATCACCTCTCAAACATTATAAAACTCTTCAAGAATATTTTGACTTTGCAACAAGGCTAGGAAGTTTTGAAAATGAGATTGAAAAGGTAAGGCTTAATCGTTTACTTTGTCGCACGGATTTATTTTGGCTGATTTGGCTTGGATGTAGAAGAAGCGACATCGCTAATCAATGGCTTCTGGACAGATGTAAAGAAGTAGAAGCTGCTCCAAACAATCACTTAGATTTGTGGTCACGAAATCACTACAAATCAACAATCATAACTTTCGGCAAATCTTTGCAGGATATTCTAGCTTCACATGGTGACGATCCATTGCCGGAATGGGATAGAGAAGTAACAATCGGCATTTTCTCAGCAACTAGACCTCTTGCCAAAGGCTTTTTGCGTCAAATTAAACAAGAACTAGAAACCAATCAACTTCTTAAGTCTTTATTCCCTGACATTCTTTATGATAAACCCGCTAATCAAGCTAGCAAATGGTCAGAAGATGAAGGAATTATTGTTAAAAGAAAATCTAATCCAAAAGAAGCCACGGTTGAGGCTTGGGGTTTAATTGATGGAATGCCAGTCGGTAAACACTTTTTCTTAATGGTTTATGATGACGTTGTGACGGACGGGAACGTGACAACTCCCGAAATGATTAATAAAACAACAGAGAAATGGGAGCTCTCTTCTAACCTTAGCACATCCGGCGGTCTGACTAGGTACATTGGCACGCGTTACCATTTCAATGACACTTATCAGGTCATGCTGGATAAGCAAATCGCAACGCCTCGTATTTATCCTTGCACTGATGATGGAACCGCTGACGGCAAACCAGTTTTGATGAGCCAAGAGGATTTACAAAAGAAACGCAAGCTGATGGGTGAATACATCTTCTCGTGCCAATTGCTTTTAAACCCTACAGCCTCTAGCCTTCAAAACTTTAAGGAATCTTGGTTGAAATATTACGGCAGTTGGTCCAGGGCATACACTGGCAACATTTACATTATTGTGGACCCAGCGAATAGTAAAAAGAAAAGCTCAGATTACACGGTGATGTTTGTTGTAGCTGCTTGTGACGATCAGAATTACTACATCGTTGACATGATCCGGGATCGTCTAAATCTTAAAGAAAGAACGGAATCCTTGTTTAAATTAGTCAAACAATACATCAACAAAGGGTTTGTGCACGTTGGGTATGAACAATATGGTATGCAAGCAGACATTGAGCACATCAGAGAAAAACAAGACGAGCTTAATTACCATTTTCCCATTAAAGAACTCGGCGGCAAAATGGCCAAGACTGATCGCATTGGAAAACTTGTGCCAGATTTTGAAGCGGGCAAGATTTACATCCCTCGTCAGATCATGAAAGTAAATTATGAGGGGAAAATGCAGAATTTGGTTGACATCTTTATTAAGGAAGAATATTTAACTTTTCCTACTCCACAACATGACGATATGTTGGATGCCTTAGCGCGAATAAAAGATGATGAATTGCGCATGGTTTTCCCTTTACATGTTGAAGACGATTATGAAGAAGATTTCGCTCATCTTAACGACGAAACACGCAATTCAACAACTGGCTATTAATGCAAGAAGACATTAAACAAATCGATCAAGAAATAACAGAATCAGATAGTAAGATTTCTATTCAGGACATCTTAAAAACTGAAAATTTGTGCGAAATTCTAGACAAAAACACCCTAACGGAGATTTCTCAACAAGTATTTAGTGATTATAACGGCGATTTATCATCTTGCGCATCTAAAATGAAAGAATTGCAAGAAGTTATGAAGCTTGCAATGATTATTTCTGAGCAAAAAACCTATCCTTGGACAGGCGCTTCAAATATTATTTACCCTCTTATTGCCAATGCCTGCGTTGAGTTTGGCGCTACTTGTTACCCTGAAATTATTAAAGACGGCCAGGTTGTAAAGGCCAAAATAATCGGTAAAGACGAAGGTCAACAAATGAAAGATGCGGATGGCATCTCGATGACTATTCCAAAAGAGAACCCAGACGGGTCACCCTCACAAGATCCCGAAGCTGGCAAGCCTATTATGCAGAATGTGGGGGTCAAAAAGGCAAGAGGCGATAGAGTTGCCACAGCGATGAACTATCAATTGATGGAAGAGCAAACTTGGTGGGAAAGAGACACCGATAAGTTAGTGAATTCTTTGCCTTGCGTTGGAGATCTTTATAAAAAGGTTTATTACGATCCAATCAAGGAAATACCAGTTTCTGAGCTTATCTTTCCTGACAAACTAATCATTAACAACGGGGCCAGAGATATTGATTCGGCAATTGTAACGCAAATCATCAATCTCTACCCGCAAGAAATCATGCAGCGGATAAGATCCGAAATGTTCTGCGATTTTGATTTTGATTTTGAAACTGACGAATCAGAATCAAATAATACAAGCCAACAAACAAGTTCAGACATGCGCTTGAGTAATCAAGTAGCAACAAATACAAAATTACATGTATTTTTAGAACAACACACTTGGCTTGATTTAGATGATGATGGTTTTCCGGAACCATACGTTATCACAGTGCATTCAAGCAGCGCAAAAGTTGTTCGTCTTGTAAAAAGATTTGCAAAAGAAGACATAAAATACAACAGTAAGAAAGAAATCCGAGATATTATTGCGCAAAAATACTTTGTGCATTATTCGTTCATTCCTTCACCTGATGGCTCTTTCTTTTCTTTAGGATTTGGCCATCTGCTTTTAAATATGAATAACGCCATCAACACAACTCTAAACCAGTTGATTGATGCGGGACATTTAAGCATTACCGGCGGCGGTTTCATTTCTAAAGGCTTTGGAAAAACTAAAGCTGGAAGAATGGCTTTAGCTCCAGGTGAGTGGAAGATTGTTGACGCGGGCAGTGATGATTTAAGAGCTGGTATTGTCCCAATTCCCCATCCAGAGCCTTCTAGTGTTCTTTTTACCCTTCTTGGTGCATTAATTGATGCTGGAAAGGGCTTAGGAATGCTTTCTGATGTTCTTTCTGGTGAGAATGCTGGCAATATCCAAGCAACAACCATGATTTCAATGGTTGAACAAGGGATGAAGCAATTCCGCTCAATTTATAAAAGAATTTACAAAGCTGAAAAAGACGAATTCCGTCTTCTTTACAACGAAAACTCTAAATATCTCACAAACGAGAAATACGCTGAAATCTTAGACGAACCTTTGCTTGAAGTAGACGTAAAAGGAGATTTTAACAAAAAAGGTTATGACATTTGCCCAGTAGCTGACATCGACGCAGTTACAAATTTCCAAAGAATGGCAATGGCGCAATTCTTTATGACATTTTTACAAGATCCTTACACTGACCCAATCGAACTCCGTAAAAGAATCTTTGGCGCTGCTAATGTAGCCGATATTGACAAATTAGTAGTCGCTCCTCAGCCACAAGTTGACCCAGCGCTACAAATTGCACAGATTCAAGCTCAAACTCAAATGGCAGCTTTAGAAGCCAAAAACAACATTGAATCGCAAAAGGCTTTTGCAGACATCGAGCAATTAAAAGTTACTATCGCTAAAATTGAAGCAGAAACAGCTGAAATTCAAACTCGTTCAATGGTAAACTTAGCAAATGCTGGTAAAATTGCCAAAGACACTGATTTAGCTGAAAGCAAAGAGCAATTAGACGTATTGGATAATCAATTAGACCAGCAAACCAAAGCAATGGAAATTGAAGGGCGTAGACGCGATGCAAAAATGAAGCGCGAAATTGAACAAGAAAAACTTAAGATACAAGTGGCTAAAATGGGCCACGAACATATTCAAAACATAGCCCAAAGAAACCATGAGTTGAACATGAAAACACAAGAAGCAAAAAGCGACCAGCAATCTCAAAACAAATCTGAGTCTGACTAAAAACTTCTTGTGCGTTACCATCCTGCCTTAAAAAAGCAGGATATTTGATTAATTAAATTGATTTATATGATTGAACTAAAACAAGATGATTTTAAAGAGTGGGCCTTTAATCCTGCCACTCAACACTTTGTTGGTGTCCTTACCGACAAAAGGAATTTCTGCCTTGAACAACTAGGCAGTAATTATCACAAAGACCAAGATTCAATCCAAAGAACGATTGGGATCTGTCAAAGCCTCAAAGCCACTATTGACGCAATAGAAAGCTACAAGATGACGGAGGTGCAAGATGACAAATAAATCAAACTTCCATCCATTAAACGAAGAGTTAATTATCCTCATTGAAAAGCCTACTGAAGGTCTTGAAATCACAAAAGAATTAGACACAAACGGCAAACCTACTTTTAAAAAAAAGGATTCTCCTTACTCTCTTCTTATTCCTTTTTCAAAAATCGAAACAGAGGCTTTTCAATCAACTACTGGTGTTGTGGTTGAGATGGGAGAAAATGTTTTTCCAAATATTTCTAAAGCCCCAAAAATTGGCAATACTGTAGTATTTAAACCTTACGCGGGGATGAATATTTACGGTGACGACAATCAATTCTACCGGATACTTACCTGGAAAGAAATTCGCGCAATTTATCAATTAAATTAATTAATCATGTCAGAAGAAATTTTAGAACAAAACGTTGAGCAATCTATCGAACAAGAACATCAAGAAATTAGTAATTTTGACGATGTGGATTCAGTTGTTCAGGCTTTAGAAGAAAAGAGATTAAACTTTTCTAAGGTGCCAAGAGAAAGGCGTGATTTAATTAAGAAGTTTGTGGTTAATAAAGCCCTTGAAGAAGCTGAAGAAAGTGGTGATGACGAAAAATCTTTTGCTTTACGTAACGGCTGGTCTCCTGAATCGCTTTACGGCGGCAAGAATAAAGATGGCTCACCTCGTCCTTTTAAAGATTATAAAGAATTTAACGCAACCATTCGCGACAATTCTCCTGTTCTTAACGAAAGACTAAGAACAAATGCCAAAGAAATGGAAGAGATGCGAAAGGAAGTAAAAAAGTTTTCTGAAATTGCTAAGATGAATTTTGAACGCTCTCTTAAAGGCGAAGAGCAAACAATTGATGCGCAAATTAAGGAAGCCCGCGATTACGGTGATTTTGACCGTTATGATTCCTTGATGGTAAAAAAACAAGAGCTTCAAAACAACACTTTACGTTTAAAGCAATATGAACCAGAGCCTACTCCTGTTCAAACCGAAGTGCAGCCAGAAGTAAAAGAATGGGGCGCTAGAAATCAATGGTTTTGGGCTGACAAACAAATGAATCAGTTTGCAATTGCTCAAGAAGATATTTTAAGGGCTACCCGCCCAGAATTAAATCTTTCTGAACGCTTGGAATTGATTACAAAATCAGCAGAAGTGTCTTTTCCCGATAAGTTTTCTGCAAAATTAGTTAGACCAACAGTTTTGCCGGCAAGAACAGCGGGTAATTTTTCTGGCAATAAAAAAGTTGAATCAACCTTCTCTAGTTTGCCCGATGTTGAAAAAGTTCAAGCTCGTCAAATGATTCGTCAAAATATTTTTAAAGACGAAGCCGACTTTATGAAATCTTACAACAAACTTAAATAAATTATGCCTAGAGGAATTCCCAAAAATAAAATTAAAAATATTATGAAAATAAATCTTGACAATACAAATGAACTAGAAAATGCTAGTATTATCAGTGCAGTAAAAAAAGTTGATGAACCGATTGCTGCGGTAATAGAGATTAAAAAAGATGATGTCGAATATACTACGTCACCTGACGGAAAGTATAAAATCCCTAAACCAAAAAAGCACGCTGATTTCCTTGATAAAAGTCCGTCACGTATTCCTTACATTACCGATCCAGAAGTCTTAGGCAGTTACCATATTTTTTGGGAAAATGACGAAAGACCTCATAATATTTCAGATAGGATCAATGAAGGTTACGAGTTTGTGGATTTAAACACTAAAGGTTGCGAACATGCGATCCCTACGCACTCTGGATACAGACCTGATGGTTCTGCCTACATGAGTTATGCAATGTGGATGTCACTTGAGAAGTTTAGAACTATTCAAGCCATGAAACAAAACGCAATTACGGAAAAGGAACAAGAAATTCTGAGAAAACCCTCTGAAGATTCCGCAATCTATGCTACAGAACAAATGAAGCTAGGTGGAGCGGCCGGAAGAGTAAGTGTTTCTCGATAATTGATTTACAGGTTTTTACTCTTTTTCACTTAAGCAAAAAGAGATTTGATGCACAAAATTCTGATGTCCGACTTCCGATGAGCTGGGAGAATACTAATTTCTTCAATTAAATCTTTCTTACAATGGCAAATATTACATCTGCTTACGGCCTTAAACCGTGCAGAAACAGCGGAATCATTACCGTTAATCCTTACTACGTTCCAGCTTCTTTAGCCTCTTTAGGCATTGGAACTCCAGTTGTTAGAGGTGGTACTTCTAATGCTGTTTCAACTATCAACGGTCAAGTTTATCCAATCGGAAGTCTAGCATCAGTTGCTGTAGTTACTAGCGGCGATGGCAACAAAGTGACTGGTTCAATCGTTGGATTTGAGCTTATTCCAACTAACTTGTTTGTAGCTGGCTACAATCCTGCTTCAACTGAGCGTATTGCTTTTGTTGCGGATCACCCTGAGCAAAAGTTTACTATCATTGATGATGGCGCGAATCTTCTCGCTGTTACTGATGTTGGTCTTAACGCTAACTTAACCGTCGGAACAGTTAATGCTTTCACAGGTTTAGATTCAACAACTCTTGATACTTCAACCCCAGCATCAACCGCTACCTTCCAATTAAAAATTCTTGGTCTGAACAACAGAACAGGAAATGAATTGGCTGTAGGCGCTGAATGGTTGGTTAAAATCAACAATCACACAGACGCGAACATCGTCGCTGGTGTTTAATTATTAATTTAAAGGAATCTAAACAATGTCTAACATTATCGTAAAGGGAAATTTCCCTACCAACACTATTAAAAATTATGCAACTAAATTTTATGGTGAACTTGATATGGGGCCTGCACAATGGGAACCACTTTTTGAGAAACTAACTTCAGACCGTTCGTTTGAATTAGATGTTTTAACTGATAACTTCACAGTTATTCCAGCTAAACCAGAAGCTCAAAATATTTCTTACCAAACTGCGTCTCAACAATTTACTACTACTTACAACCACAACTCATTCGGCGGTGGTTTCCAAATTAGTAAAGAAGCTAAAGACGACGGAAAAGAAATTGACCTAATGAAAAAATACATGGGTCAATTAGCTACCGCAGCTAAGAGAACTAATGAGTACCAAGGAGCTAATATCTTCAACCGTGCTTATAACGCTTCTTATGTTGGTGGCGACGGAGTTTCTTTGATCAGTCTTTCTCACCCAACTAAAGTTGGCAACCAAGCTAATACTTTGGCCAACCAAGTTGCTATGTCAGAAGCATCTTTAGAAGATCTGAATGTGCTTGCTCTTAATATGAAAGATTACAATGGAAACATTGCTAATATTAATACTAAGAAACTTGTGGTTCCTACTGCTTTGAAACACCAGGCAGAAAGAATCACTCGTTCACCTTTAAGAACTGCTACTGCTAACAATGATTTAAACGCTATTGCCTCTCTT